GGTGGATCTGCGGTATCAACTGCTATGACTGGCAACATTGACATGAAGCGCCCTGCAACACCTATCTATGGCATCTCAAATACACAAGATCCATACCAGGTATTTCTAGGGCCTTTGGAAGTAACAGGCAAGATTACATTTGTCATGGACGATGACTCACAATTGCTTAACTTCCTTAACAACTCACAGCCTGCTCTTGTATTTAACTGGGCTTATGGTGCTGGTGCTTCTGCGGTTCAGATCCAGGCAACTCTTACTAAGGGCGCTTACACCACTGGCGTAATCGAACGCGGAGAAGATTTTGTACAGGTAACAGTGGACATTAACGCCCAATCAAATACAACTAATGCTGGTTCTTCAGGCGGTTACTCACCTATTAAATGGGTGTTACAAAACGCTAAGACTTCAGGCACATACGCATAACTAGATCAGGGCGGCGGTGTGGTTGAGGGCGATTGCCTTCCCGCTCTCCCACACCGTTTGCTCTCTTTTTGAGTATGATTTAGGAAGGCAAACCAACAGGAGGCAACATGTCTAAAGAAGTAACACTGCCATCAGGGGCAAAAGTAGTTCTAAAAGATCCATCAACTTTGCGTGTAAAAGACCGCAAAAATGTTATGCGTAGCGCAGACAATGCAGTTGGTGGAGATCTAACAAAAGCACTTGCGTTAGGTGATGCACTTATTGCAATGCTTGTTGAGTCATGGTCATTTGATTTAATTCCGCCATCAATCAAACTTGAGTCATTAGATGAACTAACAATGACTGATTATGACGCTTTGGTAGATCATACAAAAGACGCGCAAAAGTATCTGTTCCCTAACCTGGCTGAAACGCCACAGACAGAGGCAGACCCAAAAGCAATTGGCGAGAACTCCAACGCCTAAAATGGTTACTTCAGGGTGGAGAACGCCATGAGGCGTTCTCTTATCCTGATGAGCAATGGTATTACTACCAAATGGCAGAGCGGTTTGGTTGGACACCTGAACAGGTAGATAACTTGCCCGCTAGTACGGCAGATTGGTTAATAGCAATTGCTAGAACCGTTGATGAGGTGAAAACAGAAGGGTTATGAAATGGCTGAAATTGTCATCAAGAACCTTAAAGATGTTCTCGCCGCGATTGATGGAGCGGCTGAAAAGATTGAACAAGGCGCGCAATTAGGAATTATGCGTGTTGGTCTTGCAGTTGAACGCCAGGCAAAATTAAACTTTCAAGGCACACGCAGTTATGAAAAGCGTGTAAGTAAAAACGGCAGACCTTATTTAGTTATTACACCACCAAAACATGTTGGTGGATCAGGGCCTAACACAGTTACAGGTAATCTAAAAAGATCTATTAAAACTACCTACCGTGTTGGATTAGGTGTGTACACGGCTGAAGTTGGGCCAACAATGATTTATTCTCGCCAGGTAGAAAAGGGCGGTGGAAAGTGGCCGCCAGGGGTAAAATACCCTTACTTAGAACCTGCGGCTTTATCGCTATTGCGTAGCGGTAAATTAACCAGGATCTTTTCAACCGCTGTTAAAGAGAAATTGGGGAGTTAATCATGGCTGATTTAATTCCACCAATGCTTATTAAATTACAGGCAGATGTAAGTGAACTTAAAGTAGGACTAGCCCAGGCTGAAAATGCTATCAAGGGTGTAGATAAATCTGTTCAAACCGCATCTAGCGGCATGGCTAATTTTGCAACTAAGGTAAAACAAATTGGCGCATCTCTTGGTATTGCTTTTGCAGGTACGCAAGTTTTACAATTTGGTAGAGATGTAATACAACAAGCGCAAGAAGCAGAAGCGCAACAACAACGCTTATACCAATTGATGAAGGTTGGTACTGGCGCAACTGATGAACAAATTGCCTCACTTAATGCGCAGGCAGACGCGCTACAAAAAGTAGGTGTTGTTACTCAAGGAAACATCACGCAGACACAATCACAGTTGGCAACATTTAATTTGCAAACTGACACCATTAAAGCATTGACTCCTGCAATTCTTGATTATGTAACCGCTGAAAAAGGTGCAAACGCAAGCACAGATGAATTCAAGCAGATGACTAACGGTTTGGCTCAAGCGCTTAATGGCAATTTTGGATCTCTTACTAGAGTTGGTTTTGTGCTTGATGAAAATACAAAAAAACAAATTTCATCAGGAACAGAAGCAGAACGAGCCGCGGCTATTGTTAAGGTCTTAAATTCAACTTACAAAGATTTTAACGCTGAATTAAGAAATACTCCTGAAGGACGCATGCAGGTTCTTAGAAATGACTTCGATCAACTAAAAGAAGATTTAGGTAAAAAATTATTACCTGCACTTAAAATAGTTACAGATTTTTTAACAGACAAATTTATTCCAGGGTTACGCACTTTAGGTAAATTTATTAAAGACAATTCAACGGTTATTCTTGTATTGACTGGTGCAATCCTGGGAGGCGTTGTTGCTTACAAATCTTATTTAGCAATTCAAAAATTGGTTGCAGTTTCTATGACCGTTATGAAAGTTGCTCAAATTCTTCTTACTGGTGGACAATTAGCATCTATTGCATCTACCAACACGCTTGCCGCTTCTATGCTTAGACTCAATGCGGTTATGCGAGCAAACCCAATTGGAATAATTGTTACTGCTATTGGTTTACTTGTTGCAGGATTTGTTGTTGCGTATAAAAAAAGCGAAACATTTAGAAACGGCGTAGCAATTGTGGCTAAGGCCGTTCTTAGTTATGTGGCTTTTATGATCCGCGCATGGGGTGACATGATTACCATTATTATGAAAGTTATTACAGGGCCTCTTAAATTGTTCTTAGGCGTTATGTCTAAATTGCCTGGCGTTGGCAACGCGGCTAAACAAGGGCTTAAATTAGTTAATGGCGCTATTGAAGGCGTTGGCAATTTTGCTGAAACAACAGCGTCTAAAATTGAAGGACTTAAATCTAAAGTAGATAGTTTTACAGCCGCGGCTAACAAGTCTGCCAAAAACGATACAACAAAAGACAAAGGCAAAGGTGGGGGCGGAGGCGGCGGCGGAGGCGGCGGTGGTGGCGGCCTTACTGATGAGCAAAAAAAGAAACTTGAAGGCTACAAAAAAGATGTAACAAAAATTTACAAAGACATGAATGAGGCTATTGCTGACGCGCAAGAAAAAGCGCAAGAGGTATTAGACAGACGCAATGAAATCATGTTCAAGGCACATAAAGATTATGATGAAAAAGTTGAAGATCTTAAAAAGCGCAATCAAGAAGTTCTTGATGAAGCCCAAAAGCGTTATGATGACGCGGCGGCAGAAGCCTTAGACCGTAAAGGCAAGGCTGAAGATCAAGCCAAAAAGCGTTTTGCAGAACTTGAGTTAAGTATTGACAAAGATCTTGCTGATAAAAAGGCAGATCTTCTCAAGGCTAACAATGCAAAACTTGATGACATACGCAAGAAAGCGGCAGATAAAACCGCTGACTTAACAAGAAATGCCGCAGAAAAGCAAGCAAACATTGTTCAACAATCAATGGAGCGCTTGAGTAAGGCTTTTGCATCTAAGACTGGTTTTGATTTAGGTGAGGCGTTTAAGGGCGGGGCAGATAACGCTGACAAACTTCTTGATGAACTTAAAAAGAAATTAGCCGCGGCTAAAGAGTTACAAGCCAACGCCGCAAAACTTGCTGGCATGGGTTACAGCCAGGTGTTTATTGAAGAAGTTGTTAAGCAAGGCCCTGAAGCGGGTAATAAAATTGCTGAAGCACTCAAGGCCGCATCACCTGATGCAACAAAAGAATTACAATCTTTGTACGGTCAGGTAGAAAAAGTTTCTGAAACTGGCTTAGACGCTCTTGCGCAAACAATGAACGCAGGCGGAAAACTTGCTACCGCTGAATTGATGGACGCTTACAAACAGGTATCCGTAGATCTTAAAGAGTCACTAGCCACGGTCAATACTGAAATGAATGAGGCGTTGGCTGAGGCTAATGCGGCATACAGTGAGGCCGTTACTGAAGCAGAGACAGTGCGCAAAGAAAAATTAAAAGAAGCAAACAAGGATCTTACAGAGGCTTTGGCTAATGCTAAAACTGCCTACAATGAGGCAATTGCAGACGCTAATAAAGCGCTTACAGAGGCTAGGGAGCGCGCACAAAAGGATCTTGATGAAGGACTTGCAGAAGCGGCTACAACCCTGCAAGAAGCGCTCCTAGAGGCTCAGAAAGACTATGAAAAGGCTATTGATGAAATCAATAAGTCCACCATGAAAAAACTTCAAGATC